CAGGATACGCTGCCGCACCTGGTCCTTGCTGACCATGATTGCAGTGATGTCAGCCTCTTCTTTAATCAGTGCATCCATTGCCGCGCACAAAATAACGTACTCATCCCAGCCTGCGTAAAAATCGAGTCGCGTTTCTAAAGATCCGTATGTTGTTGGATCGGAAAGTGCGCTGCTGTCAAGATCAGTGACAATGGTTGTGGCTGTTACGGAGCTGATGGTTTGATCCACGTTGTAATCAGTTGCTAGGAAATTGACGCCTGTGATGGTGTCATCTGCAACAAACCCATGTCTGCTTGGCACGGTCCAGGTTGTTGTCGATCCGCGACTGACCGCGCTTGGTGTTACTTCCAAAAACTTTTTAGGCGTTGGAATATACCAAACGGTCAACGTATCAGCTGTGCTAGGTTTTGGATTGATTGCCAGGACATTGCCCTGGAAACGGTAACGCATGGTCCGGCTCACAGAATATCTGCTGCCAACATTGCGCTGCGTAAAGTTATATCGGCGCAGTGGGATGGTATCCGAGCCAACGGTAAGATCCACCCCACGGCCTTTATAAAAATCAGATGGAAGACTGTACGTTTTTGTTCCTGATACCAGCTGCACGGTGCTTGATTCCAGGAAATAATCCTCGGAGTTTGCTGATGTCACAATGAGATCATAAAGCTCCGCGTATCCCCTGTTGATGTAGCGCCGCATCTCAGTGTCTGTGACAAACTGAGAGTTTTCCATGTCAGCCCGTTGCCGGGCTAACAGGCGCAGGGTACTCAAAGAAACAAAATCGGTCATTAGGAATAGCTCATGTAAATGCCATGAATGGATTCCAGAATGCTCTGGGTGTTTCCAGATTTCACAGCACTCATCAGCTCTTCAGCCATTTCATGCTGCTCATCGGAATATTCCATTTCCATTTCTTCCATTTCACTATCCATTTCATCCATGCCGCCATACATATCATCCGAGGATTTTTTCCCCTTCATGATCATGACGGCAGTTTCCTTAGGTCCATACATATCCCCTCCTATTGAGTCAGGGAGGTGTTCCTAAGAATCAGACAAAAATGGACTCTGTTGTTTGCGTTTGCAGCAATATCCGCAGCTGACGCGCCAGTTATGGTCCTGATGACCACAGTCTTGGCCGAGCTGACATCAATTGCTCCAAACTGGACTTTAGAGTCACCGGCTGCATTTAAAGCAAGTGAACACTGCGCGGAGATTAATCCAGGAAAAGCATCCTCTAGAGTCACAGTCAGCTCACCCGTACCAGTCCGGGCCACAGACCAGCCTGCGCCAGTATTATCGGCAGCGGCGGGATTAGATGACCCGTTAGTGGTAAAAGATCCAGCAATGATTTTGACTCCAGGATTTAATGCCTGGACTCCGTAAAAGATTTTACTTGCCATCAGATCCTCCTATTAAGATGGGAGGGTGATCACACAATTATATCCGGGCGCTTCACAGGCCAGGTTGGCGTAGCTGTGGACCCGTACCTCTACACCGTCATCAGATGACTGGCGGAGAACTCGGTTTCCATCCAACTCGGTCAGCTGAACCATCGGACCAATTGACATAAGGCTCCAGGTATCCATTTGCAGCAAATATGCAGTCCCGCTGGGGCATGACTTATCTGGTACAACTTGAACCACTCCGTGCGGGGCAAAGAATTCCAGGCTGCGGTATCCGCTGATGGAATCATTTTGCTGCACTTGGCGGTTGACCTGGGCGTTCATGGTTTTTTCCAGATTCACAAAATCTGCAAAGCTGCAGAACATATAATCTGGCTTTCCACCTTCTCTGGCTGTCAGTGCTGCGCCCTCGATAATGGCCTCAGTGATGGTGTCAGATGACCCATCATAACGCTGGCCAGCAAGACGGGTGGCGTCTTCACTGCGGTCTTGTCCAAAGAATGAATCCCCGGAGGTTGGTGCTGTTGCAGGCAACCATCCTTCAAGGCCGGTCAGCAGCCCATCGTAATCACCTTGCATATAAATGAAATCATTAGCAGCAACGCCGGATCCGCCTGCGATAGCAGTCAAAGCATCAACGGTCAAAGTGCCGGTGCTGCGATTGATTGCAGTGACGGTGACGTTTCCTGTTTTTAATGTTCCACCTGATTTGGTTGCACAGAAAACCAGCTCCATCCCAACCTCAAAATTCACAACATCATTGGAATTTTTAAGAACCAGGCTGGTGCCAGTTACAGATGCGTTGCACTGTCCAATTGCTCCAGATCCATCACGGTAAAGCGCGGTAGCGACACTGTCACCAACGGAGCGCAAGACGCCGTCAATCTCTGTGGTCATTGCATTGAGGAAACTGAACCGATCTCCTTCTGATGCAGCTACGGCCTCGCCTGAAATTGTGGCTACTCCGTACCGGGTCTTCCTGGTCATCAGGAATTCACCGATCTTGGACGCAGATGCGTTGGATTGTGCAGTTGAAAAGGTTGCAGAAACGCCTTGTGGGCGTGTGAAATACACAGGCACTGGGGCATTTTTACCTCTAAAAGACTCATCCTTTGGAATCAATTCCATTAAAGGATGCGAGTCATACACTACTTTGCGGACCTCATCGGGCCGATAGTATTGCTTTAGAGCATTATCCCAGGCTGAAACAGTTGTGGCTGTTGCCATTGGAAACTCCTATAGAACATGATTAGCCTCTCGCGCTGCTATCAAAAATAGCCAGGGCCTCCTCCAGCCTTTCACGCTTGGTGCGTGGTCCAGCCTTTGGTGCCGGTTGAGAAGCGGAAACTTTATTTCTTAAAGTTCTCGTTCTTGTCCTTTGAGAATCTGATGGCGTGTCCTTAGTTTTGCCAGCATCAGTCTGGCCAAGCAGCTTCTTAATCTTGCTGGCAGAAACCAGCTGTTTTGTCTGCTGCTCATAGAAATCTTCAACATCTTGTAAGATTTCATGTTCCGGCTTCACGGTGCCGGATTCCGTAGCTACGATTTTCTGCATTTCTAAAATCGTAGGCCAGGCGTTGTCCCATTGTGCGCGTACCAGCTCAAAGCGGTCATCGGTGTCTACGATGTTTTTGAGTTTGCCCACATAGGAATCAATCTCTTTTTGTTTCTCCATCTGTTCCAGCTTTGCCAGGCGCTGCTCGATTTCTGGAGTTACATTATTCTTTTTGACAATCTTGTTTTGTGGCCTGCCGTCTTGCAGCACTTGCTTGGTGGCGTCTGAATAATTCCATCCAAGTTTGTTCATCGCGCCCAGCATATCGCCGGAATCTGCTGCTTCTTTTGCCTGCTGAAAGACCTTCAGCTCATCTTTTAACTGCGTCAGCTGCTGCCGCTCGGACTGCAGTTTTCTTTCTTTTGCAGCCACCTTTGAAAACGCTCGACTGACTCGCGGCTGTTCTTCTTCTGTTCCAGGTTCAACGGCATCATCCGCTGCAATCTCAGGATCTGCTGTTTGCGCTTCAGGCTCATCCGCATCCACAACTGATTCATCCACTGTTTCAGTTTCATCAACCTCCAGTTTTCCCTTGCTCGCTAACCAGTCCGTCATGTCCTGGTTCAGCTGCTCGGTTTCAGTTTCTGCTGCTTCTACTTCTTGAACTTCTGTTTCACTCATACTGGCAATCCTTCAGGCAATCCTTCTATTGGTTCCGGCACCGCAGGCCCTGCTCCCACATTTGGCAGTAGAGGAGTGCTGCCGTCAGCCGGTGGCGCCGGAGATTCCGTTCCCGTTTGCGCCGGTGTTTCTACATTTTCAGCTTGCGCTCCCGGAAGCGGCTGCTGGGCCGCCGCCATCAAGGCATCGCATTCATCTATAAATTGCAACATCAAAGTCAATTTTCCTAATTCCAGCTCGTCCTGCTGTGCTTCCAGGTACGCAATCGTCATGCGTTCCTTGGCAAACGCCAGATCCATCAGCGGCTCCGGGGCATGGTATATGTTGCTGTCTATGATCTCGGAAATCCTCCACTCAACATCACGCTCCAGGGCGTCATACATACTGGTGACTGATTGCAGATCAGGAAAATCAAGCAGCCGCACAATATGCTCCCGGCTGTTGATCACGCCGGTCTGCATCAGCTCGGTTACTGCTGCAAGCCTGCCTGCTGGGGTGCTGGGCAACAGGCTGACTGGATAGGCTTGCAGGACAAAATCATTCTGTGCCATGTCAATGTCTTTAAAATCCAGCTCTTCCAAGCTCATAGCCTTGATTCCTTTGACCGGGAAAGATCCAGATTCTTCAACAATCTCACGCGCCAGGTCCATGAACCATTCTGCTGCTTGCATGAATGCGTCTTCATATCGCTGGGCTACATTCATAAAACGCTCGGTTTCTATGTCGTGATATACTCGGAGCGCGGCGCCTGATTCCAAACCAGCAGGCTTTTTACCAGATGCAGATAATTCAGAAACGCCTGCAATCTCATAGGCACGTTGATACAGCCGGTCCATGTGTGCATAGACTTCCGGGTGCATGGCCTGCGGCGTGTAGGTGACCGGCGGCTGGCCTACATAGTTGATGATGCAGCCCGGTTGGTTTCTGATATGGGAGTCAACCACGCGAGATCCGGCCTGGACAAAAACCCACGGCACGGATAGCAAGTGCATCGATTGCTGGATGCGTAGCGCCAGCTTATTGATCTCAAACTGGATAGACTTCAGCTGCTCCGCCAGGCTTACCCCGGAAAAACCAAGCACCGAGTCTCCCCAGCGCAGAAATACAAAAGGATATTTGTTGTAGGTGTACTGCTCCGCCATCAGCACCAGGTTATCCATGGTGATTGCGTGCATCCCGTCATCGGCGCCATTGATAGATGGTAGGTGCCAGGATTCTGAAACCTCTACCATCTTGGCATCATGCCCTTCCTGGCCCATGTATGAAGATTCATCGCCGTGCGCGTAGTATCGGATCTCTTGTTCTTTTTCTGGAAATTGCAAAACCAGCTGCTCCACCGGGATCTCTTTCACCTGGTGCAAACTCGGCGGCTGCTCCATGTAAAGACTGGCATTGATATCCCAGTACAGTTCATTAGGAAAAACGCGCTCCACAAAAATATCATTTCCATCACGCCCTACCTTTAAAGCAGCAACATCAAACACGCAGCTGTCCAGGAATATTTTAGGCATCAGATTAAACAACCCGGATTGGTGGAAGATCCCTTCCATGACATCGGTCAGACGCCTGGCACGTTGGCGGAGCTTGTAATCTCCGCGCCGTGTTAGGTACATCGGCTTGGGCTTGGCCTTGCCAATCCGGGAAACGAGCGTGTCCACTATGTTACCAATGACATTCAGACGCATACGGAAATCTTCACCAATTGGCATTCCCATGCGCTGGCTGGGGTCAAACCGATCCAGCCGGTTGTATTCCCGCTGCGTATACATCCGCAGCATA